TTGTTTAAAGTACTGATCCGAATCCAACGAAATGCAAATCCCGGCTCCGGCGTAGGGTCAGGCAGCAGTTGTGGCGGCATCCATTGTTTTGGACGCTCCAGCTTTTCGCGAGTCTCAAGATCACGACTTGTACGAACTTTTTCCATTTTCATTTCCTCATTTCTTTAGCAACCTCACGCGCATAGCTCTCCAAGGAGACACCAAGCCGTTTGGCGAGATTTACCTGCGTCTGCGTAAGCACGATCTTTCGAGGCGCTGTGCTACGGGTAGCGGGTGCAACAATGTTGGATTTAGTACGTTGAGATTTCGCATCAACGGACCCGTCGGCTCCAAACTGTTCCGAGAATCTGTCCTTTAGGTCCGCGTCGATACGTCTATAGTATTCGTCGCTCCCTACCGGCACTCCTTCAGCAACCACATCATCATGAAGCCCCAGCGCGTACGCTGTCATCTTCTTGTTAGGGCCGAACCAACTGTTTCGCTCTTGCCATGCAAGGAGTTTGGGATCGGCCTGCTGAACAGGTTGTTGAATTTGTTGTTGTTGTACATCAGCTCTGGCCTCTTGTAAAGGGGCTGGCCGATAATTATTTACTTTATCTGCCTTAATCTGCGCGGCAAACATCTCTTGTTGCGCAGAAACAGTGGCGTCAGTGTCAAAAGCTTCAAGCGCTGCCTTGTATTTGGCCTTGGCTGCGTCAACTTCGTTGGCCACAACCTTTTTGGCTTGTTCAAGCAGTGCACTCTGGCCTTGAGACAGCGAGCCTTTAAGCTTTTTGTTCTCATCCACCAGCATTTGCGCTATGCGCAGAGCTTCTTCTTTTTCCCGAATCGCCGCTTCTTTGCCTCTGCGTTCCTCGTGGTAGCCCTTGGTAAAGTGCTTAAACCGCTGTTTTACGCTGTCAGAGTACGAAGCAAGCTCCTCTTCTGATGGCTCCGCAGGGGGTTCGCGCATGGGGGCGCGGCCACGATCTTCCGCAGGCGTGTCGTCAACAACCTCATATTCGGTGTCGTCCGCAGCAGATGCTTTACTTTCTGCTTGGGTCTGTTCGTCAGGAAACGAAAACTCAACTTTTTCTGGATCAGCCATGATTACTCCTTATGGACGTTGGATACCGCGTGGGTCTTGGATTACTGCTTGGACAGAATCATCATTGATGAGTCGCCACTCAGTGCCGTGGATTTTCATTCGGGTGCCGGTGTTTGGCCGAACCAAAATAAAGTCGCCTACAGCGCAAGATGGGCCAGACGGGAATCGTGCTGGGTCTTTGAAGGCATCAGGGCCAATCTTCGCTACGAACAACACGGGGGAGAGAAGCTCCTCGTGCATCATTGCTTGGGTTGACTTGAGGATACCGCCTTCGTATTCCTCTTTGGCTTCTGGGAGCATGCACAGAAGGTGGTAAGTAACGGGATCAGGGATCTGCTTGGCTTTGTCCTCAACAGGCTTGTTGAGAAGGCCAGACAAATCCACTGCCTGAACATCAAATTTATTCATCGTCAATATCTTTCAGTTTACGCACGAGGTCAGCAATTTCAACTTGTGCGGTCTGCAGACCCCGGATAACTCCGCACAGTTCTCGGTAGTGGGCGTAGTCTTTACTTGCGCCCCCCACCAAAGCTTCGATATGACTTTCTTTTTGATCCTCAAGTTTTTGCTTGAGAAGGTCCAGTACGCTTGTGGCCATTACTCTCCTTTGTTACTCGGCGGTTTCGCAGCCGACTGTTGCTGTATTTGTGCAGCTCGTGCCCGAGCGATTTGTGCATCTTGCGCCAGCTTTTGCTGGTGCGCTCTGTCTTGTTGGGACAGGCCTTGGGCGTGTTGCTGCGCAGCCATAGCTTGTTGCTGTGACTGCTGCATCATTTCTTGCTGGTGGCGCTGCGCGATCTGGGCCATCTCTTGCTGGTGGCGTTGCGCAATCATGGCTGGGTCTTCGCCTTGCTTGGACGCCATCTCCTGCTGCTTGAGTTGCAACTCGGCTTGCTTGATCTGCAAATCGCCATCAACCTTTTTGGCCTTGGTCTGGGCTTCGGCTTGCTTGATCTGCAACTCTTGCTGCTGCATCTGCACGATGGGGTCTTGCTGTTGCTGCTGGGCTTGTTGCTGTGCTGCTTGGCCTTTGTTCATGGTGAGCAACTGCTGCGCCGCCTGCGCCACGAGTTTGGACAACTGTACTTCCACCTGTTCTGGCAACTCCACATCCGGCGCGGGGAGCGTAGCGCCCAGACGCTCTTGGATTTTAGTGCGGTACTGAAACGCAACGTGCTCTGCAACGTGCGCCATGATGGCTGCTTGCATGGCCTGCGCCTGCGGGTTTTGGCCCATCTGCCCCATAACCGTCGGGTCTTGCATCATACTGGTGTGCACGGCAATGTGCGCATCGTGGTCTTGGTAGATAAACGCCTTGGTCGGTTTACCTGTCAGGAAGCTCATATTCTCCGACACAGGGTCACGCGGTTTTTGGTCGTCATCAATTGGCACCAGCTTGTTCGCGTTCTTCACGCCCAGCACCTCGATCATCTGACGGTGCAACTGAGGCAGGTCATAAATCTGAGGAGCCTGCTGGCTCAACTGAATCACAGCTTGGTACTGCATGATCCGCTGCGCCATGGTGGAGCTGTTGGGATCAGACACAGGGATCACGTCCACCATGTCGTAGTCCGCTTGCTTGGCTTGTCGATCGCCTGCTACTGGCTGGTACGCGTAGTCTTTCGGGGAGTGGTCACGGATGATGGCCTTGAGCAGTTTGAACTCCTGCTTCATGCTGTAGTGCACCCGGGCCTGCACAGCGCTCATGGTCTTGAGCTGGCGCTCAAGCAGGGCAAGGGTGGTTCCCACAGGAGCGTTGGCCCCCATGTCGCTCACATTCATGTCCGCAATCGAACCCAGACGGCGTGCTTCGCCCGTGATATTGTCCAGCAGTCCTGCCAGCACTTGGCTTGGCTCTTTGTACGGCAGCGGCATGATGTTATCGCGCACCGCCCCGCTTGGGATGTCCACATCGCGCCACTCGCCCGGAGCAATCGGAGTGTCATCGCCCTTGATACGCAGACCCCGGGCCTTCAGACCGCCGGGCAAGTTAGACAGCGTACCTGCATCCACCAACTGACGGATGATGGAAGTGCCTGCCCGGGCGTAGCCGCCGATCAGGTGGATGAAACCAATGCCGTAAGCACCAAAGCCTGTGATGTAGTCGTACTGCACGAAGTGATCGCGCTTTTGGCACTTCTTGTCTTTCTCTTCCCAGTTGCGGTAGATCGCCAAGACTTTGTTTGTACCCCGGTCAATGGTAATGATGTATGGCCGTGCCAACCCATCCTTGTCCTCAAACCCCGGCAGGTCATACTCAACGCAGGTCTCAAACAACTGATACCGGTTGTCTTCTGTAAGGGTATACCCTTGGTCTTCTGCTTTTTGTTTCTCGATGTCCGAGAAAAACGATTGAGGTTCGCCCAAGTCAATGTCGCGGTAGAACCCGGCAACCTGCAGTCGCTTGATGTCGTTCTCGGTCTTGCGCATAGTATGCGTAGCACGCTCGGCGTTCTCAACTCCAGAGCAGCCCCAAGGCAAGATTACATCTTCGGCAGGTATGAACATTGCTACCTGACGTTCTTTGGAAGTGTCGTAGTAGACTTTCTTGAATGCGCACCCGGCCAGACCCAAGTTAAACAGCATGCGTTCGTGTTCCTTGCGGTACTCAGGCATCTGCTCAGTCAAGCGCCAGTTCATGTCATCGCTGACCCGGGTTGCTGCTTCTTCCTTTAAGCGGTCGATCGCACCCACGATTTCTGTCTTGACCGGGCCTGCTGCGGGGAACGTCTCGATGATGGTCTCGCTTTGGAACCGGATGGCCGCTTCGGTCAGCAGTGTGGAGAACACGCCGCACGCGCCGTTCCAAGGTTCCGTGCGCTCTTCGTACTTCATGCCAAGAACTTCCAAACCCTTGACGTAAATCTCCACCCAATCTTTGCGTGAACTGATGTCCGCCTCGATCAGTGAGGTCAGCTCGCCTGAGATTTTCTGCAACTCCCCCTCGTCCATGAACTCGGCAAGGTTGGAGTCGAAGTCTTCGGCTGTATCTTCCTCCGGCTCCATGTCGATCTCCAGACCATCCATGCCAATGTGCACACCTTCGGGGTTTTCAATCTGAATCTCGATTGCTGGCTCGTCGCTGTCTGGCATATCGCCCAAAGCGGAAAGACCTAACGGTGCGCCGCCAATTGCGGGGGTCATGCTATTTGTTGCCATATCTCATCCTTTAATAGTACGCCGCTTTGCGTGAGCGAAAGTACTGAGTGTCTTCGTAGTCGCTGCTTAAGCGAATAAATCCGCCGCTGCGGTATCGGGCCATAGCCATTGATGTGCAGTCAACCATGTCATCATGCTCCCCGTTAGGAAACTCCGCAACTTGGTCAATAACTTCTTGCGCCCAACGCCGTCCCGCAGGATACCAGACCATGCCCGATCTGAAAATATCCGCAACGGCAGAAATCCGGGCATATTTGTCCCCAGTACCCCGGTGCGGGGTAAATTCCGACACAGGAATGCCGATTTTGCGCAGTTCTTGGAACAATGGGGTGCCGTTGGACTTCTTCTCCACCACAAACGCGTCTGGCTCCCACTCTTCGTACTCTTTGAGCGCCAAGTCTTTCAATTCTGGGAACTCAACGCGCACATTGATGGCGTTAAGCAAGATAATGTGCGCCATTCCCTTGGTTAACCGGTCGTGGCGGAACACACCCCACGTTAATAGCGCCGTAAAGTCAGCGCGGTTGTTCATTTCAGCGGCGGCATCGAGCACCATGATGACAAAATCGCATTCTGGGGGTTCCTCCTCCTCCCATTCCTTCCACCACTCGCGTTTAATGATCGCACCTTCCTCAGAAGTGGGTTCTTGCATGTACTGCGCGGACCAAAACTGAGGAAACATGCTGGCGCGTTTGGCTTCCAGCTTCTCAAGTGGCCACTGCTCTGGCCAAAGCGACTTGCCGCTGGGCAAAATGGCAGGAAAACGTATCTCATTCCACTGCGGACTGTCTGGATTGGTGTCCGCCCACTGCAACGCACGACCAATCGGGTCTTTTTTACCCCATCTAGTGCCGATCATCACGATCCTGCCCCCGGGCATAAGCCGTTGCAGTGGGCCGACTTGCATGTACTGCCATGCGTTCTCAAAAATAGTATCTGGATTGGCCACCAGCGCCTGCTCAGACACCAAATCGTCAGCGATCAGCAGGTGTGCGCCGTGCCCGGCCACGTTTGCCCCGATACCAATCGCAAAATACTTGCCTCCCTCAGTGGTTGTCCAGTCATCTGCCGCGCTTTTGTCCTTGGACACCTGCGTTTGGGGGAATATTTTCTGGTACTTGGGGTTGTCGATCAGGTTACGCACCTTGCGCCCGAACGTAGCGGACAGGGAGGCGGTGTGCGTGGCCATAATAATGTGGTGCGTTGCGTGATGGCCCAGATACCAAGCCACGAACAGATACGCAATCGTCTCCGACTTGCCAAACCGAGGCGGCATCGACACGGTAAGACGCCCATCTTCCTCATCAACAATCCCATGCAAGATAGGTTTGAGGTGGCGGTGGTGCGGACCTTCCTTCCAATCTGGGTAGACATACTTGCAAAACTCCAAGAAGTCCGTTCGGCAAGCCTTGACCGTAATCTTGTCGTCAAGCTCATCCAACTCATCAAGGAGCGCTTCCTTCTCATGCAACGGCATATTGGGCAGCGTCGAGAGAAGCTGCATGATCCGTTCTTGAGACAGTTCAGGAGAGGCCATCTTGCTCATGCGTGTCCTTGACTTCGACGGTCTCGATCTCTTGCACGGGCGGCAAGTACTTGGCCAAGCGCTGGCGGATGCGCTCTTCCAGCTCCTCGGTGCTGGCGTCCACTTTCTTAACCTCAATCTTCTCAGTGAACAACCCTACCTCGGTTACTTTGCCCAAAAGGGACAGCGCCTTTAAGCGGATGTTGGCGTTGGGGTTCTCGCAGTCGTCCAAAATTTTGGCCACCGCATAGCCGCGTAGGTTCTTGGCCTGCTCCACAAACTCCCAGTCGTACGCCGTGAGCATCCCCACCAAGTGCTGCACCGCTTGTGGCACCTTGATATTGGACAAGGCGTTCTGTACTGTCGTTGTGTTGGTCCCCGCTGTAAGGGAAGCGAAAGCTGTACGCGCTGACTTGGCGTTGGCGGAGTTCTCTGCTGCATCGTCGTCCAGCCCAAGGGATGTGAGCCAGTCAGCGGTCTTAACCTGAGCATCAATAATCTCAGTGACCCCGGCATTGGGTAATTGCGTAAAGCCTTGCGGCTCGTCATCAAAAACGATCGGATCAAGTTCGGCTGAAATTAAGTGTTCCAACATTTGCGCAGGTGCCTTGTGGCCTCGGAGCCTTCAGTGTACACTACATGTGAGTACTACCGCAAGGTTCGTGCTTCTCCTTGGGATGGTAAAACGTCTCCTTAATCCCCCGCCGGGCAACTTGCGGGGGATTTTTTTTATTGGGGGTGGGGGTTTGTAAAAGGTTGGACACCGGGGGGGTGTTCTGTATATTTTTGTTTTCGCAATTTGCTGGATTTTTAAAAAATGTGTTGCGTAGGTGTGGAATAGTGTTCATGGCAGCAACCGGAGTCCCTTCTGAGCTTTGGGGGATGGGGGTGTAGTGGGGTCAGGACAGGGCCGAATTCGCTCTCCATAGGGGAGTTTTCACCCCCTTTCATAAGATAGAGGCATCGGTTAGGGAACAAGCCCTGCCGATCTGGGCGGAACAGTTCCGCCTAGTTCTTAACTATCCCTAGGAGTTTTCAAATGTCTAAAGCAATCAACACAGTGCAGGCGTTCATCGCCTT